GAGAGAGCAGCGTATTAAACAAATCGAAGACTCTAAGCTGACGTTTGCATCGCTGGTGAAACAGATATCATCAGATCCTACTTTCAGAAGCCAGATAGGAATGGAAATGGAAAAAATGCGTTTGGCAACTGAAGCTGAGAAAGAGCGTTTATCACAGTATATTCAATATGAGGATGGACAGATAGATCAACCATTTCTGTCCGCAGAAACCACTAAAGGAGGAAAATAATATGAAGACCGCAATTATATTTGGGGTGACAGGCCAAGACGGTAGTTATTTAGCCGACTTGCTACTTTCTAAAAAATATAAGGTAGTAGGAGTCGCTAGACGTAGTAGCGTGGATACGACGGAGAGAATCGGCGAGCAATTAAAGCATCGCAACTTCTTACTCGTCGAGGGAGATATTACCGACGGATTTTGTGTTGCAGACATTATTAATAAACATGAGCCGGATGAAGTATATAATCTTGCCGCACAGTCGCACGTAGGTACCTCATTTAAGCAGCCGACACTAACTTGGGACGTAACTGCCGCTGGATGTTTAAACATCTTAGAAGCGATCAGAGCGTGTCCTAGAAGGGAACAAATTAAGTTTTATCAAGCGTCTTCGAGTGAAATGTTTGGTAAAAATTACTCAGTCTCCGGAACTGAACCAAGTGTGGGGGATACTCTCCTTGGGGTTGGCTCTACAATAAAATATCAAGACGAAGACACACCTTTCATTCCTCAGTCACCTTATGCTATCGCCAAACTAGCTGCGCACCACCTTGTGAGGAACTATAGAGATAGCTATGAGATATTTGGGTGTTGTGGTATATTGTTTAATCATGAGAGCGAGCGACGAGGAGAAAACTTCGTAACCAGAAAGATTACTAAGTGGATAGCTAGATTCTTGGCTTGGGAGAAAAAAAATTCCACCGAAATACCATATGACTGTAGATTTGGCATTGGGGAAGAGGGCATTAGTATGCCAAGAGAACGACAGTTCATGGATATGATAGCAACACCTCGCTTTCCTAAACTCAGGCTTGGAAATTTAGATGCACAGAGAGATTGGGGTCACGCGAAAGATTATGTGCGGGCTATGTGGCTTATGCTACAAGAAGATATTCCTGAAGACTATGTTGTAGCGACAGGAAAGACTCATAGCGTTAGAGATTTCTTAGATATTGCTTTTGAGAGAGCTGGAATAAGTGGCTGGGAAGATTTCGTATTTATTGATCCAGAATTCTTCAGACCGGCAGAGGTTGATTATCTATTAGGTATTCCAGACAAAGCAAAGAACCAGCTTGGCTGGGAGCCTGAAATTTCGTTTGAGCAATTAGTACACAATATGATTGATGGAGATTTAGATGAGGAACTACTCAGACCCAAGCTACAAGAAGTTCAGGACTGACGTTCTGAAGAGAGATAAGTTTACCTGTAAGATGTGCAAGTCTAAGGGTGTTAAGGGCAAACGTAAAAAACTGTATGTTCACCACATTAGAAAATGGGCTAGCGCGTCTTCGTTGAGATACGAAGTAAGCAATGGAATATCTCTTTGCTATAATTGCCACAAAGAGGTTACAGGTAAAGAAGAACACTACGAATATTATTTATTAGGATTATTGGAGAGGTAATGGAAAACATTTTACCAAGAGAAGCAGAGCATCAACTACCAGAATGGCTTACGGGCCAGATGTCCGACCTAGAAAGACAAAAACTTTTTGATTGGGTTTATACGAGTGAGCCCTCTACGGTAGTAGAAATCGGTGGTGGGTCAGGAGGAGGTTCTACTTTTTCTATAGCTGAGGCTATGGCTAGACTGCGGGACGAGGGCAAGTGTCAAAACTCTGTTCTTCTAACCGCAGATCCGCAAAATGGACCGGCTAGAGAGTTTTATGGGCAGAACGAAAGGTATAAGGACTTTATCAAGTTCCTATCGTTTTCTTCAGAATTTGAGTATATTTTTCCAAGTCAGATTTTGCCCTCTCCTGATTTTCTATTCTTTGATGGGCCCGAAGATCCCACTCTTAATTTAGAAGATTTTAAGTTTTTTGACAATATAGTAAAAAGCGGTTGTAAGTTTTCATGTCACGACTGGGAGACATCACCAAGAGCTTTTGATGGAGCTACATCCGTTAAGGCTTCAATGTTGAGGCCATATCTAGAAGGTCTTGAAACATGGGAAACCTCGGAGTACTTGTCTGGACTAGATGGTGAGTGGCCAAACTTAGACCCCGAATCTAGAGCAGTATCTGTAGGGTTAATATGTATGGTGAAAAAATAACACGGAGACACTAAACAGGTGGCAAAGAAAATACCAAACTATACCGTCATTAAAGACACCAGAGAGCAGCGTGGCTGGATTTTTAACAAATCCGACCGATGTGACGGTATGCGTGTCGAAACGCTTAAGACGGGCGACTACACGCTCAAGGGCTTCGAGGAAATGGTTTGTATGGAGCGAAAGTTTAGTGTGGAAGAAATAGCCACCAATTTAGGCAAAAAGAAAAAGGCTTTTGGAGAAGAGATGAAAAGAATGAGGGAATTTCCCTTTAAGTTCATTATCTGTGAGTTTACTTTGGATGATTTGGTTAATTATCCGAACTCTATCTTTTCTGAGGAGATGAAGAAAGCAAGACCGGAATTTACAAAAAGTAAAATAGCAGAGAGAAAAGTCACAGGGAAGTACTTATTAAAAGCCCTTATGGAATACCAGATATGGAATGGAGTACATATTTTGTTCTGTGGAGATAAGACAAATGGGTTCTATGTCGCTAGCAGTATTTTTAAGAGATTAAACGAGATGTTTCATGAGTAGACCTACTAATTATTCAGCACTATCAAATTGGCATGACTATGGGGTTTTGTCTAGCACGCGAGAAATATTCCTTTCTCCAGCAGATGATGATGGACTGTCTTCTAAAGACGCAGTAACATTTATCAAGAACCTAGTAATGCTTGAATCTTTAAGTTCTAACCCTGTTGTTATACATCAATACAACGTGGGTGGAGACCAGAGCGCCGGACTAGCTATCTATGATGCGATTATAGCCAGTAAGTGCAAGTTTTTGTTTATCTGCTATGGTTCCGCATCTTCGATGGGGAGTATAATCCCACAGGCCGTCTTTGGAAAAGGTATCAGGGCGACACACGCTAATTGTGAGTGGGTTATCCACGAAGGGGCTTGTGAGCTTAGCGGAACGACAAAACAGTTTATATCTAACGCAGAGGCTCTTAAACGCAGTAAAAATGCAATGTATGATATATATACTAAGTGCTGCAAGAAGGGCTCGGCTTTTAAGGGTAAGAAACCCGAAGAGATTAAAGCTATACTTAAGCGTAGACTGAATGTAAAAGAAGACTGGATACTTAGCGGGGAGCAGGCGGTAGAGTATGGGTTCGCCGATGTTTTAATTAGAGGGAAAAACTCTGTAGAAACCCTATTGAAAAAAATATGAGCGAAAAAAACATAATAAAGACTATAGAGGATGCTTGGCTAGGCGTAGACCTAAGGGAAGAAGATTTATTCAACCCTATGGATTTTCTTTTTTATGATAACGATCCAGAAAAGATGCTAGAGAGAACAGCATGGCTCATGATGAGACCGGAGTATTTCTCTTTTGTTTGTAAATATGTTCTTAATATTGAGCTGTCCCCTTTTCAGTCTCTCATACTCCAAGAAGTTTGGAACAAGAAATTCCCAATGCTTATCGGTAGTCGTGGTATGGGTAAATCATTCCTACTCTCTGTGTATCCTTTGCTAAGAGCCTTGTTTATGCCTAGACGAAAAATCATTGTCGTCGGTGCGGCCTTTAGGCAGTCTAAAGTTCTATTTGAGTATATGGACACCATTTGGAAGAACGCACCCGTCCTGAGAGATCTGTGCGGCTCTAACAGCGGTCCCAGAAGAGACGTTGACCGATGTGTTATGCATATTGGAGATAGCACTATAACCTGTTTACCTCTGGGTGATGGAAGCAAGATTCGTGGTCAGCGTGCGAACGATATTATTGCAGACGAATTTGCGTCTATTCCACGAGAGATTTTTGAAAACGTTGTTGCTGGTTTTGCTGCTGTAGCATCCTCCCCTATTGAGAAGGTCAAAGCTAAGGCTAGACAGAAAAAAGCGGTTGAGCTTGGGGTAGAATACAAAGAGAAGGAGACAGGACTGGCTGACGATAAGTCAAACCAAATTATCTTATCTGGTACCGCTTATTATGATTTCAATCACTTTGCTGAATATTGGAAGAGATATAGAGACATCATAAATAGTCAGGGCGATAAAGCTAAACTCAGGGAGATCTTTGGAGACGATGCTCCAGAGGATTTTGCTTGGGAAGAGTATTCTGTAATTCGTATGCCCGTAACAACTATTCCCGCAGGCTTTATGGATGAGGGTCAGGTAGCAAGAGCGAGAGCAACAATTCACTCCGGTATCTTCCAGATGGAATATGGGGCGTGTTTTACTACAGATAGTCAGGGATTCTTTAAAAGGTCTTTAATTGAGGGGTGCATTGCCTCTCCAGAAAACAGCATAAAGATAAACGGCGAGGATATTAATTTTGAATCGCAGCTAAAGGGAGATCCAAACAAACAATATATTTTTGGCGTTGACCCTGCATCAGAAGTTGATAACTTTAGCATTGTTGTATTAGAGGTAAACAAAGACCATAGACGTATTGTTCATTGCTGGACTACAAACAGGAGTCAACATAGAGAGAAGCTCAAGTCTCATCTTGTTGAGGAGGATGATTTTTATTCATACTGCGCCAGAAAGATTAGAAACCTTATGAGGGTATTCCCTTGCGTGGAAATAGCTCTTGATGCTCAGGGTGGTGGTATAGCCGTCATGGAAGCCCTGCACGACAAAGACAAGGTTCAGGAGGGCGAGGTCAAGATATGGCCGGTCATAGATTACGATAAGCCCAAAGATACAGATGACGAACCCGGATTACACATATTGCGGATGTGTCAGTTTGCAAAATACGACTGGCTCGCAGAAGCTAATCATGGACTCAGAAAAGACTTTGAAGATAAGCTCGTTTTATTCCCAGACTTCGACGCCGTGAGTCTCGGTCTTTCTGCTGAAGATGACGGAATACACGGAAGAGTGTATGATACGCTAGAGGACTGTGTTATGGAGATAGAGGAGCTTAAGAATGAGCTATCTATGATTATAATGACACAAACAGGACTAGGTAGAGAAAAGTGGGATACTCCTGAAGTAAAGGTAGCAGCAGGTAGAAAAAGGCGACTAAGAAAAGACCGTTACTCTTCTTTGATTATGGCCAACATGTCTGCCAGACAGATGTTTGTAGAGAGAACAGTACGGACTTATGACCACTATGGCGGGTTTGCCGAAAAGTCGGCAGAAAAGAACGATAACGACAAGGACGATGGCCCCTTGTATCAAGGCCCTGCATGGTTTACAGAAAATATGGGCGATATATACTAATACTGTGTATATCTAAATGTAATAGAATTATCAATACTATTGTTTAAGGAACAATACAAATGGCAGACGACCTTTATTTAACATGGGGAAACGACCAAGAGCGCAGCAAGGCCTATGAAGCATCTTCTGACGCCGTTCATGCTTATGACGGCATACAAAAGTCCTTTGCTTACGACAATAGAACGTTCTTAGATATTGAATCTTCTCGCTCAGTTCGTCCTAGTTTTCATAAAGGTGATTATACTGCCTTTCGTCCCGGCGAAGCCGTTCCAACACATCAAAAACGCATCATAAAGGCATGCATGCAAGCATATGATAAGGTTGGCATTATCAGAAATGTTATCGATCTGATGGGGGATTTTGCCTCTCAGGGGATTACTCTTGTCCATCCAAACAAGACAATTGAAAGATTCTATAGAAAATGGTTCGAGCAAATTGGTGGCTTAGATAGGTCAGAGAGATTCTTAAATTATCTTTACAGATGTGGAAACGTTACGGTAAAGAGAAACACTGCTAGAATAAGCAAGAAAAAAGAATCTGAACTCAAGAGAAGTACTGCTGCCGCAGATATGAAGATTGAAAATATAGACGTTACCAAGAGAGAGGTTCCTTGGAAGTATGATTTTCTCAACCCTTTAGCTGTCGATGTTAAAAATGTTGATGCGTCGATGTTTACCGGAGATCTCGAATATGTACTAAAAGTATCAAAGACAACCGTGAATTCTTTGATGATGTCTGGTAGCGGAAAGCGACCGAGCTTACCTACCGAGATGATGAAAAGGTTTGCACAGGGCGAAAGAGAAATTCCGCTAGATAAAGACAAAGTTAGAATGTTCCATTACAAAAAAGATGACTGGAACCTTTGGGCAAACCCAATGATTTATGCGATCCTTGATGATATTATTATGCTGGAAAAAATGAAGCTCGCAGACCTAGCGGCTCTTGATGGGGCTATATCTAACGTTAGGTTGTGGAGAATTGGCGATTTAGACCATAAGATTATACCGACCAAAGCGGCTATTAATAAACTTAGAGACATCCTTGCTAGTAACGTCGGTGGCGGAACCATGGATTTAGTATGGGGTCCTGAGATTGACTTTAAAGAAAGCAGTACACAGGTATATAAATTTTTAGGTTCAGAAAAATACCAGCCAGTATTGACAAGCGTATATGCGGGCCTTGGAATTCCTCCAACCCTAACTGGCGCGGCCTCTGGTGGTGGGTATACCAATAACTTTGTCAGTCTGAAAACCTTAGTAGAAAGACTCGAATATGGCCGAGAGATATTAAAAGGGTTTTGGCAGCACGAAATTAAGCTTGTCCAGAAAGCTATGGGTTTTAGATTTCCCGCAGAACTTCACTTCGACTCAATTATATTGTCAGACGAAGCAGCGCAGAAACAATTACTAGTTCAATTAGCAGACAGAGACATTATATCTCATGAAACGCTTCTCGAAAGATTTAGAGAGTTACCAGCCATTGAAAAGATTAGAGTACGTAGAGAAGAACGGACTAGAGTTAAGGATGCACTCGCGCCCAAGAAGGCTGGCCCATATCACAACCCACAACACAAAGAAGATATTGCCAAGATTGCGCTTACCAAAGACGTTTTGGATAATGATATATATCTTGAGAATTTAGGTCTTCCTACATCTGAAATTGATCAGATAAATAAAATAGAGGTTGATGATGCCCCAAAACCAGTAGTAGAGGACACAAATCCTGCATCTCCCGACCCAAAGGGTGGCAGGCCCAATAATTCTAGAGATCAACAGAAGAGAAAAGAAAAGCGAGTTCTACCTCGCAGCAAGGGCGATGTATCTACTACGCTATGGGCTTATGAAGCACAGAAAGATATTTCTGAGTTAGTTATGCCTATGGCTCTAGCTCACTTCAAAAAGAAGAACGCTCGAAGCTTAACAAAATCAGAGTTTGACCAGCTAGAATATCTCAAGCTCTGTATCTTAACCGGCGTCAAGCCATATATGGATATTGATGCGGATGTAATAAAAGCTATCATTGACTCTGATACAAAACCATCAGATGGTTTTAAGAATGAAATAGAAATCTCTATTGCTGACTTTTCACAAACACAGAACAGAAAACCTAGTGTTGATGAAATGCGCTATATATACGCCTCTACTTTTGCTAGTTTTACCTAAAAAAATAGTCAAACTGTATTTTTTGTGTATTACCTCTTGAGGAGTATTCACATGAAAGCATATGCACAAGAAATAGCAGACGGTATTCAAGACCTAGTAGAAAACAACTGTACGATTGCGTACTGTTCCCCTATAGATCTGGAAATAACCGATGAAGAAAAGGCTATTGCCTTATCTCATGCGGGCGTTGATGATAAAGAAGATAAGCAGTTTGATCTTTATTACCTTAGTTCTGTTCTGGTGAGTAGCGGCTGGAATAAAAACGATGATGTTTTTGACCCCCAAGAAATGTGGTCAGCACGCTCAACCCCCGAAGACAAACAATTTAATTATATGCACGACGAAAAAGACATTATTGGTCACATTACAGGAAACTATGTGGTTGATTTTGGTGGTAAGTCTTTAGATGGAACTGTTGACTGGAGTCAAGCTGGTTCTCCTGAGGACTTTAATATTATCACAAACGCCGTGCTCTATAAGTCTTGGAGTGATATGGATCTCCAAGTACGTATGGCTAATATTATAGAAGAGATTGAGGAAGGAAACCGATGGTTCGTATCCATGGAATGTTTGTTCCCAAATTTTGATTACGCTTTGAGAAATTCTCAAGGTGAGACCAAAGTTGTTGCGAGAGAAGAGGCTTCTGCATTTTTGTCGAAGCACCTTCGATCCTATGGTGGAACAGGAAAGTATGAGGGTTATGAAGTGGGTAGATTATTAAGAAATATATCTTTCTCTGGCAAGGGCTTGGTTTCTAAACCTGCTAATCCTCGGAGTGTCATTTTGAATGACAACCAAAGTTTTAGTGAATTTGAAAGTGAATTAGTTACTGTTTCATCTATAAAGGAGAACAATATGTCCGATGTATTGCAGAAACAGTTGGATGACGTTAAAGCTGAACTTAATGAAGCTCGCGCCGCCAACGAAACTATGAAGCAGGAAATGGAAGCACAGAAGTCTGAAGCTATTGAAAGTCAGCTTAAAACTTTTGAAGCCGAAATTACTGCCAAGGACGAAGCTATTGCTGAAGTCCAAGCTAAAGCTGATGAAGCTTTGGCAAAAATTGCTGAACTAGAAGA